CGGATGGAGCCGCTGACTTATGCGTGTGCGTGCTGTTCTACGGCACCGACGATTACTGTTATTCTCTGGCCCAGCGTGTGCTGAATAAGCCCATGCGGCAGCTCGCCGAACTAGGCGCCGAATTTCGTTTCGGGCTGAACGCCGTCGGCGAACAAACTAGAGAACTAGTCATGTCGGTCGCAGAAAAAACAGGGGCCGCAATAACAGAGTCGCCTGTCAATATCTACAAGTACCCGATCATGCGGCGCATGTTTTATGAAAAACCGCTGCACGCGTCGGCAACGATGTGGTTTGACGACAACTCCTTTATTTCCCCGGATGCCGACGCAGCACGATGGGTGCAGCGAGTGTTAAATCAGTTATCTGGCTGCACTATGCTGGGGTCTGTTTACACTCAAGGCCTTGTCGGCAAACAGCCTGAGTGGGTTAGAGGTCAACCGTGGTTCACCGGGAGAGAACCGGGCCCGTATGTCAAATACGCTGCGGGCGGTTGGTGGACTATTCAAACTGAGGCTCTGCACCAACTTGACTGGCCCACAAAAAATGTTAAACATCACGGCGGAGACGTCATGCTCGGTGAGGCATTAAAACAGCAAGATATGTTGCTGTGTCATTTTCGCGATGACGTTATGATTCAAGCAAACGCAAACGGGTTAGAGTCTGCACAAAAAAGGCGTGGCTTTGACGCAGCCCCTGTTGGATTTGATTATGCAACTTGACATTGCGCAACTAGACCTAAACAAGACTCGAGAGAACTGGCCATCCGGCGTGCCGTTCACGCCTGCGTATGTTAGAAAGTTTAAACACAACGAGTCTACGAACTGGCTGGCATTGGAAAGTCAACTGGTTCCAGGTCAGCCACCAGCGTGGGCAAAAACCGTGAACGACGAATACATGCGTATTCCGCTGTTCCCGTACACCCTCAACGCACAGGCAGATCTGGCGCTTGCATTTATGCTGCAGCTTGGATTATCTTGTGCCGGCTATTTGCCCGCCGCAGTTGAGCGGTTTTTCGTCGTCACCGGCACGCCGGTTGAGTTGCTGTACAACCCGGACACTGATGTGAACACGGGTATTCGTTATTTTGTCGGTTTTGCTGTCATTTTGAAGTAAAGGATTACCATGGTTAATTCAAAGATCGTTGATGCAGTGGCGACACCTGTTGTCGGTCCCCAGGTTACTACAGCCGCTGTGTCGGGCCACATCGGCAGCGCCAACGGCACGAGCGTGCCCCTGTCTCTGGACGCTGCGTCTTCTGCGGCAATGGCACAGATGATGCAACAGATGGCGGCAAGCCAGTCAGGCAAGACGCAGTACCGCAACGTCAACCCGGCCGACGTAATTTATGAGACAGGCGAGCGCATGAAAGCGGTATACGCCCAGTTTGAGGCGCTAGAAGAACTCGGCCGCCAGTTAAACGGCAAATCGACTGTAGAGTCGTTGCCGGCATCGCTGGTATTAGATGACATTAAGATTTCTTTCCGTACTCAAGATGATACCGGTCAACTGAGTGCTAAAAAGGTGGCTGTAATTAAGAATGTCTCGTGCGTCGGCGACATCGCACGGCTGCTGTCAACAGAAATTGGCATCATTATTCTGACGTTGCAGCAGGAAATTGCTGACATCACCACGATTACGCAAAAGGCTGACGAGCACTATGCGAAAATGCGGAAATCGTGGGAGGCAGCCAACCCTGACGCCGTCATCAAACCCGTCACCGAGGTCGACGCGGCACAGCAGGAAACGGAAGCTGTTAAATGAAGAGCACGTCGTTTAGCTACCAAAGAATACTGGCTAGACGCGACAAGATTTTTAGCACGGCTCTCGGCCCTTACCACGACGCAGTTTTGACCGGCAGCACACCGCGTGATGTTTGTAAAGACATCATGAGTGTGCTGCCGGCGAACGTATCGGAGGGCGCCGTGTTCGAATCTGTCCGCGTACTTGCCGGTACAAAATTGACGAAAAAACTATCGGGCGATCTCGCATGGCGTTTGGCTGGAAACGTAGATCGGCTCGTTGACGGTGTGCCAGTTTTTCCATGGACGCAGCAAATAGAAGATGAAAAAGTCCCCGTGTGCGTCGAAGATATGCGACCCATGCGTAAGAAAAAAATTCCTGGCTTTTTGTTCTATTGCCGTGCCCTTGCCGGGACGCCGTGCCCGACTTTGTTTACGCAATTTGTGTCATTGAGCAGTTGCCGTGGAATCGCACCGGTGCTTGGCTTTTCAAAACCTTGGGGCCCGTATCCGTACCGCACGCCGCTTCATTTTGTGAACCTGCTTTTTTACGCTCACGTTGAAGCAGAGCGCAGTAAGCATCAGCCCAGTTTTGTTAAAATAAGTGCGTCAAGCAGCATGTTAAAAGAAAATAGGGAAAAGATCGAAGTGCGGTGTCGGGCAAAACCGTGCCCGCAGCAGTTCGCGCATCCTTGTGCTTTTTGTTGGGTTGGTTATGATAACTGCGAAGCAGCCGTGCATCCGCTTACATATGTTGCACGTGAGTGCGTGACTTGTAATTCAAGCGGGTGGTTTAATCCTGGGGAAGCAAGTTTGACGTGCCAACAGTGCCGTCAAAAAATGTTTCAAGAAGAACTGGGCACAGCAACGTAGGGCTTATATGAGCACCATCGGATATCGTAAAAAGGGTGAAAACGGTCCGCTGTACAGCCCCGAACGCGATTACGCTTACATAACGCCAACGCTTATGCGGGCTGCGATCGAAAACTTGGATAACAAACAAAACCCAATAGTGTCGGCGTGGCGTGAAAAATTTAACGTTACAGACGACGAGGTAGTGCAAATTTCTGTCGCCCTCGCCGCAGCCCAGGAAGCGTTTGTAAACGCTGCTGATCCTGTAAACAGTTTTGAGCAGGCACTTCGGCGTTACAACTTCTATGATTTCAGGCCAGAGGTGCAGTGTTTATTGTTTGCCAGCGTGGGCGAGGTATTCTGTGCCGCGTGGTTCATGGCTGTGCGCGAGGTATCTGTTGTCGGAGAAGAGTCCCCGGCTGCCGAGGACATGGCTAGATTTTCTGCGGCTGTGCGGCAGTTTGCGGTACAACACAACCGTGCGCCCTACGAAGTTGACGCTACCGCTGAGCAATTGAGAATGTGGCAGAACGTGCTGCAATATCGCACGCAAGAATTAGCAGCACAACTGCAGGCAGCCAGGAAAGAACTTGTAGCAGCTAAGACGGAACTAGCAGAGGCTGAACAGCGTTCGATTGCTGCCCCGCCACAAGTATCACTGTGGCGGCGGTTATTAAATTTTTCAAAGAAAGGCAACGAATGCCCAAGTACAGGATGTACAAAGACCCAGCACAGTTCGGGTCGAAACTAGGAAAAAAACCAGCGGACGCTATCCGCTTTCTTGGGCTGGATCTTGGCAGTAACTGTGGTGTTGCTGTCTATGACTACGAACCCGGCAAGAAGATGTTGCAGGAAAAACTGCAACTTTTTCAATGGGACCTATCTACACAGGGTCTTGAGTCCGGTGCGGCACGCTTTGTACGGTTGCGTGCTTTTTTGAATGTTACGATGCCCGATGTCATCGGGTATGAAGACGTCAAATACTCGCCGCCGAAAGAGTTCTTTGTCAACAAAAAGTTTGGCATCCCGGCAGTACTGTCTCGTGTGGCCACGGCATCCGAAGTGCTAGGCGGCATGAAGGTGACGGTAGCGACATGGGCACAAGAAGCCGAATTGCTGGCGAACGGATTTGCAATTAGCACGATTAAAAAGTTTGCTACCGGCAGCGGCAAGGCCAACAAAGACGACATGATTGCCGCCGCGAATAAGGCGCTCGGCGCGGCGTTTGACGCTACGAAGTATAAGTCTACGGGTATAGACAATGTAGTTGACGCGGCTTTTGTTTTGTTGTTATTAATCCAGACAACATATTCAGGCATTACAAATACAAAAGCAAAATGAAGCGGCCAGATTCATTTAGCGAGGCATCGAATGTAGCGAATGGCGACGGCGTTCTGCGGCTCTCGTTCGCGGACGTTGTACGCCAGCGCGGTCGAGCTATGGCTTTGTTCACGCCTGCTTTACTTTTTACGCATGGCGGTTTTGACCGCGACCCCGTAGTAGAGTTCGATGCGCGGTTTCCGGCTGCCAGTCACGATATGCGGCCTGTGTATGTAGATTTAACATACGACAACCAATACTTTTTTGCAGGCATGAAAGTTCAGCCGCCGCCGGGACTTACCCGCAACGTCGATTGGAACCGCCGGCTATACGCCATTGACGAGTCGCGAGCAAAAGAGTGCTTTGGCTTTCTGAGTGGCATCGCGTATTCGGAGCCGACTAAAGATTTTTTCGGCAGCTCGTTTGCTTACGGCCTAGACATCGCAGATCCAACATCTAAAAAAAACGACCGACTACTGGTTACAGTGTTCGGCGCTATTACGAGTCGGTTTGTTGTTTTTCTGGAACCCAGGCCGACAGACGTGCCAATTGTTCGGCAGTATAAAACTGTAAACGGACAACTGCCGCCGATTCTCCGCGGGCAGGCTATATTTACTAGCTTTACGGGTGAAGACCCAATAAGTATGCGAGATAACTGATGAGCGAGCAGCAAAGCATTTCTTCGTGTCATGCCGTCATTCTTAATGCAGATGGCGACATCACAGTTGAATCATTTTCAAACGTGCAAGATTTGGCTGTGCGTTTAAAAGCCCTGATTGATCGTGACGTATCAGTGTTCCCGTTTGTCGGGCAGCGCTTGTTTATCTCTAAGCCGCCTATGCGTTATCTAATGACGCCTGACGGCAACGTACCATTATTCGACATAAACGCAGAGCAACTTGAGCCTGACGACACCGGGTACCTCGGCGTCGACCCGATTCATTTTGAAGGGCCGCCGCAAATAAAAATGCAGGCACCGCGGCAAGCCGACACTGCAGATGAGTTTTTTGACGACAAAACCGATGAAACGTTTGGCGTTTTTGATAGCGTGCTGCCTGATCCGGACAGTTAAATTTTTGCCAATATCGTGGCATATTTATTGCCCACCGTTTTTGCTGTCGGTAGGCTATTTCCGCCGGGTGCTTATCCGGGTAAGAAAGTCTGGTAAATGCGAGTTGTTGAGTTTGAGGGTTATGCCGTGCGGCGGCAACGTCAGGTAAAAGACGCACACGGAAATATTGCTATTTCTGTGACGTTCTATGATCCAGAAAAACCCGCTATCGTGGTGTCGCCGGCTACTTGGAAAAGTGGCATGACAAACAAATACTACGATGACCCAAATATACGGCGTCGCGATGTAGTGCGCCGTAACGACAACTTATTCGTCTGTCACTGATCTAACACTAGGAACATACATGTCACTCTCAGTTAAGCAACGTGAACTAGTTCAGAAGTTCGATGAAGAGGCCCTGTATTGGTTGGACGGTATAACCGGTGTTATTAACACCAGCGGAGTCGGCGGCTCTCTTGTGAATCTTCGACGGGGCCGAGAGCCCAACCGGCCTGTGATGGTCACGCTTGAGCCAACGCGTGCCGGCCGCTTGTGGCTGGGGCTTACGGTCAGCCGCCCCAGAAACGGGAAGTTTGTGTACGACACGGTGCTTGGTCGATGGGATCTCGCCGTCCCCATCCGTCGAGGCGGCCCGCTAAACGAAAACAAACCCCGACACAGGCGTGTGGCTGTGTGGGGTTTGCAGCTGCTTCGGGCAATGATAAACGCCAGCGAGCAGATCAAGGCGGGCGCGGACCCAGTAACCAGTCTGGTAGTGCCGCGTGTGTTTATTCCGTTTGCTGTCGGTAGTGAACGGGTTGATTCGGCAAAACTTGCCGCGCACCCCGACGCAGTTATCGACAGTCAGCGCGTGACCGGCAAAACGCTGGTCGATTCAATCGTTGCCCGCGATGCCGACGTATCGAGAGCGATTGACGACGATTCCGCACTGGAAGATTTTTCTCCGGTGCTCGGGCAGAAGGTGTTAAATCCGTTTCGAATGACGTCGGCTGTGCGAGACGAAAACGACAACCCGATTCCGATCAGCAAAATTCAATCTACTGCTGATGCGGATATCATGGCGGCGGCCCGCAGGTTTCTTGGTCGTGGGCTCTCTGGCGGAGCCACCGACATTGACGTTGTTACTGCCGCACAGAACGTAGGCGACGACATGACGTTGAGCCTGTTTTCCCGTGTCCAACTCGTGTCTACGGAGGCGTTGTCGAACCTTCCTGATCCGTATGCCGGAAGCGCGATCCCGCCTATTAACTGGCAGGTCACGAAAAAGGCGCCCGTGTTAATCTAATGCGATACTTCATCCGGCCAGAAGATAAACGTAGTAAACTTAACGGCGTATTGCCGTGGTTACTGGATATAGATCCAAATCCAAACGTTTTGCCAATCTTCCCGGATGACGCAAATCTCGGGCTAGTTGTCGCTCATCTAGTCTCTGGAGAGGTTTACGCGGAGGTGTTACCGCATTCTAAAAATTTCGTCGCTACGTGCGGCGACGGGTTTCCCATGGGCAGGCTGTATTTCCAAATCCCGCGGGATCGGTTATACAGTGTTTGCCCACGGCTAACGCCGGAAATTTTTGAGGGGTAGCGGTATGTATCGCACCCCTTTTTTTAGCTATTGGAGCTTCCATGCCGGATTACAGAGACCCGTCCGATGAAAAAATGAGCAACGGCCGGTCTTTGGCTGATTACATGCGCCCCGGGCCGCATGGTTTAAGAGGTATTGTTGTGGCTAAAGCTACGCCAGGCGGCATGCCGTCTAATTTTAATCCTCACGATCTTGACAATATTAAAGTCAACATGGTGAGCCCGGACGGCTCGAAAGCGCAATCTTTAGTGCTGGGCAATGTAAGTAAACAAGCCTCCGCACAAGCAATTGCCGCGGCACGGAGTCGTGTGCAAGGAAATGACATCGAATCTATTAGGGAGCGTGCAGCCGTGGCATTTGAAGAACTGGCAAAAATTTCTTCTTCTGTGCAGCGCGTGCCGACAAAAGCGGTAACTCCGCGGCCGGCGGCAGTCGAAACTACGGAAGAAGAATTAATGGACGAGTTGCAGCAGGAAGCGTCGCAGCCGTTAATTGTGGCACCGCCGGTTGATCAGGTGGACCGCAGTTACAGCCCGATGGCGGCGTTCGGATTGAAGAAGTCAGGTATAAAACCAGCACCTGCGGCTGTCGCCATGAGTGCTGGTCAAAGAGTTGGCGCACCGCAGCAACTTCTATATTTTGAAAAAGAAGGGCTCGGCACTGTGCCGGCTTTTTATCACGAAGTCATAATTAATGTGATAAGAGAAGATGTTGATATTCCAGAGTATAGCGGTTTTATAGTATTGATATACGACCTACGATTTGAGCAGAACGCAGCTAGGTGGTTTCCGCCCGCAAATGATCCTTATCAACGTCCGTGGGCTGTGCAGATTAAAAACGACCAGCGGCTTTACCTTGTCTATACGACCGGATTCCAGTACATTTATGACAATAGAGAGCACTGCGTTTTGCGGGTCGAGCGGGCTGTAATCGCGCCGACCGAGGAGATTTAACTGTGGAAAAACGAGGCGTAATTGAGCCGGGCCGCACTCCTGAAGAGCAGCCAATAGCGGCAGATAATAAACTGCACGAAAAATCGGCAGCTATAGCGGATCTAGACAATGACTTTCGTAAGCGGGCGGCTAACACGGCCTGCACGCATGTAGACGCTGCTGCCAAAAAATAAGGAATGTAGCCTTGTCACAAATGCTCGGCCCTTCGTCGCAAGCTGGTTTTGGAACATTGGGCCGCGGCGTAATGTCCGATGAGCGGTTTCCAGACCCGTTCTGCGACGTCGCCAGCCTGTCGATGCCGGAAAGTATTCAGACCGCATTGCGCTGGTGTGAGTACATCATGAACGCCAACGGACCGTACAGGCAGGCCGTTGACCGCGTCGTGTCCTACTTCATCACTGACATCGAAGTCAAAGATGCTGGCGAAAATACTGTCGGTCGCGAAGAGAAAGAAAAGTTTCGTGTCTTTCTTGACGACACGCTCAGCATTAAAAACGTGCTTCATACCGTCGCCATGGATTACATGACGTACGGCAACTCGTTTACAAGTTTGCTTATTCCGTTCCGGCGTTATTTGTCTTGCAATGGCTGCGGACTTGAAATGCCGCTGCGGAAAGTTCACGCAACCGCTAGTTGTAATTTTAAGTGGGAGAATTTTGAGTTTTACGCTTCGTGCCCTAACTGCAAGACGCACGGTAAGTGGCGCCATATTGACCGCCGGGCAGGCAATGATGACGGCATCAAAGTTAAACGATGGAGTCCGCACGAGATTGACATTCTTTGGGACCCGTACAGCACAGAGTGCACGTATGTCTGGAAGATCCCCGAAGACTATCGGAACATGATCAAGCAGGGCTACCTGCATTATTTAGACCACGCGAATTGGGAAGTCATTCAAGCCATTAAAGATGGTAAAAACTTAATGTTCGACAAGGACGTTATTTTCCATCTTAAAGAAGACGCGCTCGCTGGCATGCGTAATCGCGGCTGGGGCATCTCACGCATCCTGACCAATTTCCGTGAGGCGTGGTATTACCAGATTTTAAAGCGATACAACGAAGCCATTGCACTCGATTACGTAGTGCCGTTCCGGGTTATTACGCCGGCACCAAAGGGTGGCGACCCCACATCGGGCGACCCAGTGCACACAATCAATCTCTCGAGTTTTTCTGCTCGCGTACAGTCAATGCTGCGAGCGCGGCGAAGTGACCCGGCACGCTGGAACGTGCTGCCGTTCCCTGTGAATTACCAGGCCCTTGGCGGCGATGCCAGTCAGTTAGCCCCCAAAGATTTAATCGACCAAGGTCTCGAGACTCTCTTGAAGTGCATCGGCATGCCTGTGGAGTTATTTAACGGCACGCTGACGTTGCAGGCGGCACCGACAGCCTTGCGGTTATTCGAAGCGAACTGGGGGCATTTACCGCATAACCTTAATCTTTTTCTCAACAAATTAGCGGACTCTGTTTCGCGCACGTTGTCTTGGGACCCGGTGGTTGTCAGGTTGCAACGCGTCACGCACGCCGACGACCTTAATCGGCAGATGGCCAAACTGCAACTCATGCAGGGGGCGGCGATCAGCAAGACGACAGGCCTGGCAAGCGTTGGGCTGGATTACGAAGAAGAGACAAAGCGTATGCTGGATGAAGAACGTATCTACGCAGACGAGCAGCGACGCATGCAAGAAGAAATGCAACAGGCCGACCAGATGCAGGCTATGTCGCAGCCGGCCAGCATGCTCGCGGGCGTTGGCGATACTGGATCTGGTGCGACAGGTATGCCACAGGGCGGGGCACCTCCCGCAGGCGGTATGCCGCCGGGCGGCGCACCTGCACCGGCTGGTGGCGCACCGGCTATGCCCGGCACGCAGCCGAGTTCTGTGGATCAGTTTATTACGCAGCGTCAAAACTCGCCCAATGTGCCGCGGACGCCAGAAGAGTTGCAAGCACAGGCACAACTTATTGCTAATCAACTTCTGTCGATGCCCGAAGCACTCAAGGACTCCGAACTTATCAAGCTTAAACGGGCTGACAATATGATGCACTCGTTAGTGACGAGCATTATGGACGATATTCGTCAGCAGGCACGTACGCAGGGCGGCGCAATGGTTATGCAGCAGCAGTATGGGCAGGGCGGAGCGCCACCGCAGTAACAACATGCGTGTCGGAATTCACACCCACTACTCCCACTGCGACCAGGCGTACTTCTGTGTGCGTCTTGTAGATTTTTTACGGGCGAACGGCGTCGAGTTCAGCATCTATTCTGAAAATGGGCCGGGCAAGTTACGCATTCCGTACGACAGCGCAGTAACGCACAAAGGGTTAACGCGTTACACTGATTGGGCTAAAAAACAAACAGCCATAATCTGGACACACGTGCCAAAAATAGAGCAAATAAATTTTGCAAATAGGCACGACAAGCTGACGGTGCTGGTGCCCATGTGGCAGGAAATGATGCCGCCGCTTAAAAAAGCCATGCAGCGGGCTGATACCGTAGTCGCGATGTCAGCCGAATGCCGCGAACTGTTTAGTGACGTGTATAACGTTCGAGCAACGTCATACATTCCTTTTGACACCGGGCTGCCCGTCACAAAAAAAGATGCTCGTGTCAACGGGCGCCGGGTAAAGATTTTTTTACCTTGGTTTGACCGTAATGCTAGGTGTGCTCATAGCAACTTCTTATCTGATCTAGCGTATCTGTTTGAGCACATGCCTGACGCTGAATTAACCGTGGCAATTATGTCGAGCCGGTTTTCGCCAGCCATTGCCAAATTTTTTCAGGCTCTCGGCCAGCGTACAAATGGCCGTGTTAAATTAGTAAGAAACGTGCCATTCGCTAAAAGAGCCAGCCTGTACGGGGAGCACGATTTAACGCTGTTTCCGGCGGAATGTGACAACTATGGTTTTTGTGGTTTAACGTCAATTAGTTGTGGTACGCCAGTTTTGTCATTTGCGGTTTCTCCGCAACTAGATTACGTTTATCCAAACGAGAACGGCGTTTTGGTGCGCACGAAAACCGATTATGACGAAAACGGAGTGCCGCACGCCGTTCCCGACTACGACCCAATGACGGCAACATTACAAACATTAATCGCGGAACCGTGGCACATTGACAATATGAATAATCGAGTAAATTACAACCTGGCAACACGTCGCAAGTCGTTCGAGGCTGGCTGGAAAAAAATACTCGGTATTGCATAGTGGTGTGGCACATGGAGGTGCCGATGAAAAAATCAGATGTGTTGTGTACGCAACGCACGATAGACTTCGCTAAACAGTACTACGGCCAGAGAAAAACTCTTTCTGGGCAAGCATTAATTGACCACTGTATTTTGGTCGCCCGGCAAGCCGAGTTAATTGCGCAGAAGTTGTATCAAGACGTCCGGGTTGATTTTTTACCGGACAGCACAAAAGACAGCATTGCAGCTATTGTGCACGCGTCGCTGCTCCACGACGTAATTCAGGTCAGTGACTGTGCATTTGAAAATGTCGCGGAGACGACGACTGTGCAGATAGCGGCCATGGTCGCCGACATAAGCCGCGACTTCCGGCTCGTCGAAACAAAGCGTGACATGGAATTCCGGGGGCGTGTCAGTCAGAGCCCAGTGGGCGCTCAAATCATCGTGGCCGCTGATATTATTTGTACAGCCCGCGAAGCCGCCAAAGTATTAGAGGCGAATGGCATAACAGCCGTGCCCGCCGTCAAAAAAATCTTGACGCAACTAGACGGCGACCTACTTGCAATCTACGCCGCAAACAGGTATTACATGCTGCGTTTGTATGTGCACGCTGCACGTAACATGCTTAACGACATAAGCCAAAAAATTAAAGAATGCAAACACCAGGCTAAGACGGCCCGGCACGCGGCAAACAGCATGCAACGGTTAAAAGAAAAACTGGCGGCAAAGGCTAATGATAAGCCAACTACGGTAAAAAAGAAAAGGAGTGTGCGGTATGCAAAAAAGCGAACTGCTGACGACGATTCTCAATGATTACGCCACCGAAAATAACAGCTCAGATGCTGACCGTGCAGCGCTAACGCAATTTTGCGATTACGCGGCGCAGTGGTTAATTAAGCATAGTTGCTTGGGTCTCGGGCACGCCGCGCACGGCTTGAATCTCAGATTCGCCGACGGCTCTGAGCTTATTCTTTTTTCAACAGCGCCTGACACTACGACGGCGGCTACTGATGTGCAAATTGGCGGTACAAGCACAAAACTTGCTGTGAATACGCCACAGGTTTTAAACACAAGTTTTCAGATTACCGGACGTTAATTGTTGTCATAAAGGACGTACTGTGTTTGTCTGTTTAGAAGGCATCGACGGCGCTGGCAAAAGCACACAAGCCAGAATGCTGGTGCAAAAATTAAATGATCTTGGCACGACGGCCGAACTTGTAGCAGATCCCGGCACGACACGCATCGGCACGGCTATCCGGCAGATTCTTTTGCACAATGACGCCCCGATATCTAACGCGGCGCAGATGCTTCTTTTTTCTGCCGCACGCACTGAACTCGCCGAACACATCAAACAGCGGTTATCTGAAAACGTTGTAGTGATTTGTGACCGGTGGCTGTTGTCGACGCTCGTGTATCAGGGCGAAATAAATCAGATTGACCATGATTTTATTTTGTCTGTGTTTCGGCAGACATCTAATCTTTCTCCTGATCTTTGCGTTGTTTTAGATTTGCCACCAGAGGAGTCGGCAAAAAGAACGGGCCAGGGTCGCGACCGTTACGAGCGTGTTGATCACAAAACGCGCAGCAGAATGCGGGACGCCTATTTGCGTTTCTCAGGCTTTAGCCGCAAACAAGTCGCCGTGCCCGAGATCGCCAAGCACGGCCTGCATATTGTTAACGCTACGCTCCCGAGCGAGCGAATTCATAACAGTATTTTTAACGCGTATACCCGTGCCGCCGAGCGTCGCGGGAAAGATGGATCGATTACCACTGTAGAAAGGATCTACGATGACGACGGTTGCTGCAACACCGACGCGGCTTGAGGCAGACAGGTCAAAGGCTTTAACGCGTGCGAGGCGCAAGGCAGAAACGGCGCATCAACAGTTAAATGAAAAAACACAGATGCCGGGGTTTATCGATGAGTTAACCCAGCTTTGCGGCAATCTATTGCGGCTTGCACAGAAATATGTGCCGCACGGCCCCGCCGCCTTTGCAGACGCGGCTGAAATAGTTCGCTGCGCTAGTACGTTAAAACTAATGGGTTTGACTGTAAATGTTAATGAGCGTTTTTCTGCCGCCGTAAATTCCGACAGCGAAATGCTTACGCCGCCTAATGATCATCGGCAGTTGCGGAACAAGGCTATCGCCGGTTTTGCTACAATTGCAGATCTGACGGATAAACCAGCGGCAGTAGGTTCACAGGAATTTCAGCGCGGCGTACGTGAGGGCTATCGTAGGGCCAGCGACATCGCAATATCATTTCTCGAAGACATTTGAGGGTGAGCAATTATGACGCAGCACATTCTAAATCAGCTGAATGACGAGAATCCAGACGCGGTATTGTTTGACAATATGCACGGGGCCCTCATTGGTTTTGGGGCCGCGGGGTATTTAAGTCCAGTGGCTATTTACAGCAAAAAACTTATGCTGGCTCAATTAATGCGTGACGGCTTATCGGCCGATGACGCGGAAGAGTATTTTTTGAGCAAATTTGTTGGGCTCTGGGCGGCAGACAATACGCCAGTAATTTTAGACGATACGCAGGGGGAGTAACCGCGGTGGCCACAGTTGTTATAAACCAGCCTGATCACATAGAATTTAAGAATCTAGCGTCCAAGACGCCCGCAGATGAGGTACCAACTTTTGCGGCCCAGGCCGGTACGTGGCAAATCGGAAATAACGAAGAAACAGGTATAGTTCTGGATGTATTTGGAAAAGACCCCCCGCTGCTCCTCCCGCCCGACGCACGAAAGTTAGCAAAATGGCTACTTCGTGTCGCTGACGATTTGGAGGGCGTTAAAACCGAAAAGAAGAAAAAGTCCCGGCGCCACTGGGAAGAGAATGAAGACGAAAATGACTACTAGTGGGAGCCGGTTAAATGACAGAAAAAAAGATTTCGGAACTGCCCGAAAAGCTGACGCCGATTTTAAATGACATTATTCCGCTTGTAGACACTCAAGACGCGGGTGGACTGGCGACAAAACGCACAACGTTATCGGCTATTGTTGCGTTAACTGGCGGTATTCCGTCTAGCGATAAGGGCGTGCCTAACGGCGTGGCGACGCTTAATAGTTCCGGCAAAGTCCCTACGGCGCAATTACCTGATATCGGTTTAGGTTCCACGGGGCCGTCTGGCCTTCAAGGGCTTCTAGGCTTACAAGGTATCACTGGCGTCACAGGAGCTACAGGCCCTGCCGGCGTTACTGGTGCTACAGGGTTTACCGGGCTAACCGGTCCGTCAGGTGCTAGCATTACCGGCCCAGTTGGCATTACTGGCACTACAGGGGCTACCGGGCCTGCCGGAGCGACAGGGGTTACTGGTGCTACAGGACTAACGGGTCCGTCAGGTGCTAGCGTAACAGGCCCGAGCGGCGCTACAGGTCCTGCTGGGGTCACAGGTGTTACTGGCGTAAGCGGCGTCAACGGTCCCACGGGTATCGGCGTAAGTGGCGTTACTGGTGTCACAGGTGCTACGGGCCCAGCTGGCGTTACGGGTGTCACAGGCCCAGTTGGCGCGACAGGCGTGACAGGCTTAAGTGCCGCAGACTCTATGTTTGAGTTTAACGTGACATTTTCCGGTGCGTCACCCGGCACTATTACAGGCCTACCAGCCGGGTGGTCATCAGCGATCTCTTCGAATGACGTGACGATTACGCACACTGTCGGCAAAGAAGTTAAAGACGTTACTTATTGGGGTTACACCGCCGGTACAGACTTGTGGCACGCACGGTATCCGACATCCACAAGCGAACTAACAATGACAGGAGCAACAAAAACGACAGCATTTAAAATTCGTATTTCGAATTCTGTCGTGTCATGCGATACGAACGGCACAGCGCGTATTGTTTGTTTCTTCTAACAGCAAAGCCTGAGCCATGACATTTGTTCCTCCAAAGGTATTAAGTGTAACCCTAAGCAACGTCAACGAACTTGCTTGGTGGCCTGCTGGTACGCAGTGGGGTGCGTTTGCGTATAGATGGACCGCAACGCTTGTCGTAACCGCGCAGCCGCACGGATACCCTGATTCGCCCACGCCGTTTTTCTATGACGGCAATGACGTTAAAGTAGGCGACTACGTCGTTACTGGCGGGCAGGGTCGGATACTAAAAGTTGTCGGTATTTCTTCGGCTACAGATACGGCTGTAGTATGCACGCTTGAAGACGAAAACAGACAAAATACTTTTTCAAACGACCTTCAAGATGGCGATGGTTTAATTCCGTCGTCTGAAGGCATTTTATTTGAGACAAAAAACGGGTGGCCGATTTTACACCCGCTGCCAAACGCGTTGGCAGGCACGCTGCCGCCTTATTTTTCGGCGGACATCATCGCGCGGTTCATGTACACGCGCGTAGACAACGCTAGTGCATCCGGTGTAATCGGATCTACAGGTGTAACCGGCGTAACTGGCGCTACAGGCATTACAGGTGCTACCGGCCCGCATGGCGTAACGGGCATTACAGGTGCAACAGGCGTTACAGGTTCTACTGGACCGCAGGGAGTAACCGGTGTAACGGGTATTACAGGGGCTACTGGTGCTACAGGCGCAACAGGTGTAACGGGCTCCGCGGGAGTAACCGGTGTCACAGGTGCGACGGGCCCAGAAGGCAGTACCGGCGTAACTGGTTTAACCGGCGTAACTGGGTTGCATGGCACTACCGGGGCCACTGGGCCGCAGGGCGTTACAGGCGTAACAGGACCTAAAGGCGATAACGGCAATTCAATAACTATTAAAGGTACCGTTGTTGTTTGGCCACCAGACAGTGGTACTCCCGCAGTTGGGGATTTGTGGCTGGCCGTATCGCCCTTACCGGTTGGCGTTCCGGCCGGCACGACCGCCGGTGATGGCATTATGTGGGGCGGTACAGAGTGGTTAAATATTGGGCCTATACGCGGCGCCGCAGGCGAAACAGGTGTAACGGGTCTTGCGGGTGCAACAGGTGTTACAGGTTTAACTGGTGCGACAGGTGCCGCAGGCGTTGCAGGTGCTACCGGGCCGCAAGGTACTACCGGCGTAACAGGCGTTACAGGTGTAACGGGTGTCACTGGTGTAACTGGTTTTACGGGCGCAACCGGCGTAACAGGTGTAACGGGTATTACAGGTGAAACGGGCGCAACCGGATCAGTCGGGGCTACAGGCTTCACAGGCGTTACAGGCGCCACAGGTGAAACAGGCGCCACAGGTGAAACAGGTGTAACGGGTATCACAGGGGCTACTGGCGCCACAGGTGCCACAGGTGTAACGGGTATCACAGGGGCTACTGGTGCCACAGGTGAAACAGGTGCCACAGGTGTAACGGGTATCACAGGGGCTACTGGTGCCACAGGTGTAACGGGTATTACAGGGCCGGTCGGCATTACAGGTACCACAGGCGTTACCGGGCCGGTCGGCGCAACAGGTGTTAGCGGCCCTACTGGGGCGGCGACGCGAATACTCGGCTATTTAGTTGAGTGGCCGCCTAGCTGGTTACCAAATTTTGGTGATACATGGGTGGCTGTTACCCCGATACCGGAAACTGTTCCTGTTGAATTAAACTTATTTCCTGGTGACGGCGTTGTCTGGACTGACGCCGGCCTTGCGGGCGAGTGGGTAAATATTGGTCAAATTCGCGGACCTCAAGGCTTGCAAGGCGTGACTGGAGCCACAGGCCCGGAAGGTCCGTCAGGTCCCCGTGGCGTGCAAGGCACTCGCGGCGCGACCGGTGTTGACGGGACTACAGGTGTTACGGGAGTTACTGGCGTTACTGGTCCGTCTGGCGTCACGGGCGTCACCGGAGTTACAGGTGTCACAGGTGCAACAGGTCCAGCCGGTGACGCGGCATCAAATTATGTACTAAGCGTTAACGATCAAACAGGTGCCGTACTTTTACGTGCAGAAGACATTACGCTCGATAACGCTATTAACGTTATGGCGGTAACACAGGGCGCCTATTCTGACGGCAATACAATTAGCAGCGGCACTACGCTGGCAACAATTATCAAAAATATGCTGCAGGTCGTAGTGCCGGCCGTTTATACGCAGCCAACACTAACCATCACAACTTCCAGCACGCTTACGTACGAGTACGGTTCAAGCGTGGCTGTAACCACAAATTTAAACTGGGCTAAGAACGACGCGGGCGACGCGGCAGCGTTTAGATACAAAAAAGATGGCGCGGTGGTGCAGACAATCAGCGGCACAACGCCAACCGCTTTCTCGCAAAGTTTTACGCTTAATGTCGCTACAACATTTACAGGCGAAGCTGATTATGGCGTTGGCCTACAAAAATATGACAACATGGGTGCGGCATCTGGCACGCCTATTTCTGCCGGAACGAAGACTACGACCAACAGCGTAGTTTTTACTCCGCGGCATAAACGGTATTGGGGGCTATCGGCGAGCACTAGTATTACAGACGCAGAACTTATTGCTTTAAATTCTGAATTGGCGACCTCGCGGGTGCAGACGCGCAACGACTTTAACCCCGTCAACCAGTACATTTACATAGCGTATCCGGCCGTGTTTGGCCTGGCAATAATCAAATTCAACGGATATATTGCGACCAGTTCGTGGCCACTGACAACCCGCAATTTTACAAACGCAAACGGCTATACGGCGTCATACTATATTTACCGAACTCAATACACGCAAAATTCGCCTGATATTGACATAGAGGTGTTGTAATGGGGACAATTTCTGGCGGCATCAATTTGGGTGCGCCCATTTTGCCTGCTACCGAAGAGGATATTTTTCCCACGCATGATGCGCAATACGGTAAAGGTGGTTATCGGGCCGTACCCAGTGTTGCCGCCCGTGATGCCATTCCGGTTGCACGGCTTGCGGTTGGGTCAATTGTTAAAACTATGGATACGGGCACGAACTGGATCGTCACGGCAATTTTAAATATAGCTGGACAAGATACGCCCCAGTGGGAAGCCGAACAAACAGACGGCGGCACGTTCTAATTTGCTATACTGCTAGTAGTGTGTAACCCCAACAAAAAGGTATTTCAATGTCTAACGTATTACGTATTAAGCGTCGCGCGTCAAACCAGTCAGCAGCGGCCCCTGGCAACAACGTTTTACGTAATGCTGAACTTGCCTTTAACGAGGCGTCTAACACGCTGTACTACGGCCGCGGCGGCGACGCTACTGGGACTAACGCTAACGCAATACCGTTAGCCATCACGGGCGACGGCGCCGTATGGACGGGCACGGCCACCTTCGGTGCAGTAAATACGACTGGTAAGTTATCAGTTGGCGACGAGGCGTACGCCTACACGAACACATATCCGCCTGCCACTACGGGCGCACAAGGTGGAAAACTGTTGTCGACTACAGAGTATGTCGATGACGCTGTTGCACGTAGTGCCGGTGCGGGTATGTCGTTGCACCCTGTGGCCGCAGACTGTGCGACGACAGTGCCGCTTATCGCGGGCAGTCCGTATGACAACCTGCAAGGTTTCTCAAACGTAAAAGTGGCGGTACCGCAACCAGGGTCTATGGCTGACGGGCTAGCGCTGTACGAATTACGCGGCCTGCCGACAATCCCAAATCAATCGGTAACGTTGGTGGCAGGCGATCGCGTACTGATCATGGGGCACTTAGATCCCCTGAAAAAAGGTATTTGGAAAATACCTGCCGGCGCGACAGCAACAACCGGCGATTGGACGCGTGAGACAGGCGAGACAGAAGCTTCAAACTTTGCGGTCGGCGCACGTGTTTTCGTCACAAACGGTACTTACGCTAATTACACTTTTGAAGTAGCGCAGAGCCCCGTGGAGCCGACGGCCACTGTACCTTTTGGTTTTACGAATCTTAATTTCAATGCAAACAAAACAACCGCCCCGAGTAGTGTGCCTGCCGGCGGTGCAGTTTTGTTTAAGCGTATTGCGCGTGCAAAAAGCGATTACTATCAAATTATTAACGGTAAAGTTGTTGTAGACGGCGTAACGCTCAATCAAAATGATCATTTCATCTGGACGCCAAAAAACAATAATCCGGGCGGGCACAATCTGACCGCATATGGTTACGTCGGCGCAGGCAGCGGGGACGAAGGCGGCGAATACGACAATGCTCGCGCGGGTATTTATCGCGTCAATTACTCTAGGTCGACCGGCGGTGACCCGTACAACGTGATAGTGCGTGCACGTGATTTAAACACAAGCGAAGAACTGCAGTTAGCACACAACACCAAAGTGCTGGTTCGCGAGGGCGCGGTAAACAAGAACACCATATTCACAATTACGACGGGTCCGTCTTTTGTGATGGATTCAAATGTTGCGACGTTTGACAACGCCACCGCGTTTAATGCCACGACTGGTTCGTTTGCCGGTGTTCCGATTATTGACGGCTACCAAACTGTCGAAGAGCAGCGCGATGGTAGCAACAACATTACACGTCTTGGCAGCGTTATTCTCGTAAAAAATGAAGTGGAGCCGAAAACAAACGGGCTCTACTACATTCCAAAACCAACGGCGCCTGAGACCGCCGCAAATGTTACCTGGATTCGTCACTCTACGGCTGATGCAACCGGTGAACTTGTTTACGGTACTTATATTCGCGTAAAGTTCGGCAACGTAAATAAAAATAGCGGGTTTGTTCAGGTCACAAACATTGACCCGCTAGTAATTGATTCAGCAAGCGGTGACGCGCTTGTTTTTGAGTCTCCGCAGGCCTTGCTTGACTTCCGTGCCGGTCTCGGTCTCGGCCGTAACGACCGTACTTTTTATGTGAAGACAGCCGGCTCGGATCGTATCGTTGTCAATGAGACTGGTGTCGATCTAGCACAAATGCCTAACGGTGGCGTTTTCAACGACATCACTGTCGCAACAGATCCCGCGAATATCAGCACGGCCTACATACTGGTGCACGCTGATAAGTACGGTCGCGTAACTGCCGAGAGCAAAGACACTATTACTGCTACTGACCTGCGCAATGCAGTAGTAGGAGACGGCATTACCGGCGACACCACCGGTACCGTCAATCTTGTGTTCTCTGAAAGCCCGGCGTTGACTGGCACGCCCACAGCGCCGACCCAGTCGGCAAATAACAATAGCACAGCAATTGCGACCACCGCTTATGTCGATGCGGCGGCATCCGCTGCCACAGTCACTGCGGGCAATGGTTTAACGCAAACTACTCCGGGCACAATTGACGTTGCTTCTACCGGCAACGGCTCGTTAACGGTAAGTGCAAACTCTATAAACCTTACTGGCAGCGTCATTGCGACCGTCGGCACGTACAGAAGCGTAACTGTGGACACCTACGGTCGCGTCACTGCCGGCACAAACCCGACAACTCTTTCTGGCTATGGCATTACAGATGCGTTATCGAACAGTGCTACGTCGACGCAAAGCGGTTACTTCGGCGACATTTACCTTTATGACGACAGTTCGCCGTCGCATTACCTGCAGGTTACAAATTCGGCTAATTTAACAGCCGCCCGTACGTTCAGCATTAATGTCAATGATGGTAGTCGCACGTTGTCGCTCAGCGGCAATCTCACCGCCTCGGCTGACGCCACGGTTTCGGGAACAAATACCGGCGATCAAACTATTACGCTGACTGGCGACGTAACGGGTAGTGGCACAGGTAGTTTTGTAACCACGCTTTCTGCCTCTGGTGCCACAGCCGGCACCTACCGCTCTGTAACGGTAGACGCTAAGGGTCGTGTCACCGCTGGCACAAACCCGACAACACTTTCGGGTTACGGCATTACGGACGCTTACACGTCTGCCCAGGTCGACTCGCTCGTACAGGGTCTAGACGTCAAGGCGTCTGTCAAAGCGGCGTCTACCGGTAATCTGACGTTGTCAGGCGCACAAACTGTCGACGGCGTTTCTCTCGTTGCCGGCGACCGTGTGCTTGTTAAAGACCAGACAACAACAAACCAGAACGGTATTTATTCGGTAGCGGCTGGCGCGTGGACACGGGCTACTGATTTTGATGCTTGGACAGAAATTCCGGGTGCGTTCTTCTTCGTCGAGCAAGGTACAGTAAACGGCGACAATGGCTGGGTATGCACGGCCGACGCAAACGGCACACTAGGTTCTACCGCCGTTACATTTTCGCAGTTCAGCGGTGCTGGGCAAATTACGGCCGGTACGGGGCTTTCAAAGTCTGGCAACACTCTTAACATTTCCAACACGACGGTCACCGGTGCAGCATACGGTTCTGCGTCGCAGGTTGCTACGTTCACCGTCAACTCGCAGGGGCAGTTAACAGCCGCTGCTAACGTCGCGATCGCTATTGCGTCTGGTGCTGTATCCGGTTTAGCGGCCTCGGCCACTACTGACACCACGAATGCTAGTAACATTTCTAGTGGCACGCTTAACGCACTTCGGCTCCCAGCGTTTAGTGGCGACGCCACCAGCACTGCTGGTTCGTCTGCCCTGACGTTGGCCAACAGTGGTGTCACGGCCGCGGCTTATGGTAGTGCTTCTAGCGTTGCTACTTTTACGGTCGACGTTAAGGGTCGTTTAACGGCTGCTGCCACAACAGCGATCGCTATCTCCGCTGGCGCTGTATCGGGGCTTGCTGCATCGGCTACCACTGATACAACCAACGCCTCTAATATCTCCAGTGGTACGCTCAACGCACTTCGACTCCCGGCTTTCTCTGGGGACGCTACCAGCACTGCTGGTTCATCTGCCTTAACTTTAGCTACAGTTGCCTCTGCCGGCACTTACAAGTCGGTAACTATAGACGTTAAAGGCCGAGTCACGAGCGGTACGAATCCGTCGACACTTGCTGGCTATGGCATTACGGACGCACAACCGCTGGACGGTGACCTGACGGCTATTGCTGGTTTAACCGGAACGAGCGGCTTTCTTAAAAAGACAGCTGCGGATACGTGGACACTCGATACCGCCGGCTATTTAACTGCAAATCAAAATATTACGCTGACTGGCGATGCTACCGGTTCCGGAACAACAAGTATTACCGTCACGCTTGCTAACAGTGGCGTCACGGGCGGCACCTACCGCTCTGTAACGGTAGACGCTAAGGGTCGCGTTACCGCTGGCACAAACCCGACAACGCTTTCGGGTTATGGTATTACGGACGCGTTGTCTAACAGCACCACTTCGGTTCAAAACGGTTACTTCGGCGACATTTACCTTTATGACGACAGTTCGCCGTCGCATTACCTGCAGGTTACAAATTCGGCAAACCTAACGGCTGCTCGGTCGTTAAGCGTAAACGTCAACGACGCTAACCGCACAATATCGCTCAGCGGCGATTTTACTGTTTCTTCAACTGCTTCTGTGGCGGGAACAAATACCGGCGACCAGACTATTACACTGACTGGTGACGTAACAGGTAGCGGTACGGGTAGCTTTGCAGCCACGCTTTCTAATTCTGGTGCCACAGCCGGTACTTATCGATCTGTAACGGTAGACGCTAAGGGTCGTGTCACCGCCGGTACAAACCCGACAACGCTTTCGGGTTACGGTATTACGGATGCTTACACGGCTGCTCAAGTTGACGCGCTCGTACAGGGTCTGGATGTAAAAGCGTCTGTGAAGGCATCAACGACTGCTAACATCGCGTCGTTGTCAGGCGCACAAACTGTCGACGGCGTTTCTCTCGTTGCCGGCGACCGTGTGCTTGTTAAAGACCAGACAACAACAAATCAAAACGGTATTTACGTCGTAGCAGCCGGTGCGTGGACACGCGCCACCGACTTTGACGTATGGACAGAAGTTCCAGGCGCGTTTACGTTTGTCGAGCAGGGAACAACAAATGCTGACAGCGGTTGGGTATGCACTGCTGACGCAGGCGGTACAGTAGGGTCTAATGCTATTACGTTCTCGCAGTTTAGCGGTGCTGGGCAAATTACGGCCGGTACGGGGCTTTCAAAGTCTGGTAATACGCTCAGCATCGCCAACACGACGGTCACCGGTGCAGCATACGGTTCTGCGTCGCAGGTTGCTACGTTCACCGTCAACTCGCAGGGGCAGTTAACCGCCGCTGCTTCGACTACGATCGCCATCGCCTCTAGCGCTGTATCCGGTTTAGCCGCCTCGGCCACGACCGACACCACGAATGCCTCTAATATCTCCAGCGGCACTCTTAATGCACTTCGACTCCCGGCGTTTAGTGGCGACGCCACCAGCACTGCTGGTTCGTCTGCCC